AACGTCCAGCAGGTCAATCCGACAAGCAGCGAACCCGTTGTTCCAGAATCGGTCAGATGCAGTTCTCTGACCCGCGACGGGGCGCCCTGCAAGGGGCGTCCCGTCGGGGACGGGGATCTGTGCGTCTTCCATAGGGAGTAGCCGTGGACATTTCGACCATGAGGTCGTATGTTCGCTCGGTGGTGGACATTGATTCGTCCGACATTACGGACGACACCCTGAACCGTTTCTTTGGCGAAGGGTACGACAAGATCGTTTATTCGGAGAAGCGTTGGCCGTTCTACGAGGTGGCGACGACGTTCACCACCGTTGCCGACACCAAAGACTATACGTTGGCAACCGTTGGCGCATCGGTCGCAACGGGTTTGCGTGAAATAGCGGCACTACGCACCGACAATCATGTAATCACGTTCGTGGGGCGCGACGCAGGCGACGTTGTTTATCCGCTTGACTCGAACTCCTCGGGTGATTCGTGGTGGTGGTCTTTCTGGGCGGACTCTGTTCGCCTGTACCCGACGCCAGGATCGGGGGAAACCGTGTACGTGCGCGGCTACAAGAACCCGACCGCTTTCGGGGCGGGTTCGTCAGACGGGACAGAACCATCCGACCTTCCCAGCCCGTTCCACGTTCTCATAGCGACCTACGGGATAGCTCGAGCCTACGAGCAGCAAGAAGACCCTGGCATGGCTGTCCAGTACTTTGGTTTGTTTGAACAAGAGTTCGACAATCTGAAGGCACGCTACGACGACTGCCCCGCCCCGCAGCCCTTGGTCCTAAACGGGCATTCAGCCTCACGTTGGCGGTCGCAAGCAATTTTACCGAACCGTCTCCGTTACTTCTGGGAGTAACGGATGGCGCGGGGCGCTGGTGCCCGAACTAGCAGTTATAAACTCACTGCGCTTGAATCGTTTTCTGGGGGTTTGAACTTCAGGTCCGACCAGTTCAACCTGGCGCCCAACGAGTCGCCCGACCTGTTGAACGTGGTCGTAGACCCCCGTGGCGGTGTGCGTATGCGTGACGGCGTGTACCGCAGAAACTCAACTGCGCTTTCAGCCGACGTGAAAGGCATCTGGGGCTACCACGACGACGCGGGCAACAACGCCCTGATGGTCAACTATGGGACCAAGGTGGCAGCGTCGGCATCTGGGAATTTCACCGACCTGACAGGGATCACGGCACGTACCGCTGGGTCCCGCGTGTACGGCATGACGATGAACAACAACGCCTACGGTGTGTCATACGACAAACCTTCATTCAAGTGGGATGGGGCAACATCGTCAGCAGTGGATCTCGGAACTACTTTCGACGGGACCACAGGCAACTTCCCTCAAGCCCAGTACGTGGCCTTTTGGAACAACTTCGCCTGGGCTGCCAACACGTATGAGTCGGCTACGGCGCATAAGACAAGGGTCCGTTGGTCAAACGCCAACGAACCCGAGCAGTGGGGCGAAACCAGCATAGACGCCGATTACGTGGACATAGACAAGGGAGAACACGGCGACTACATAACAGGTTTGGCTCCATACGGCGACCGTCTGCTTGTATTCAAGTCGAATTCGACGTATGCGATCTTCGGGTACGATTCCGATTCGTTCCAGGTGCAACTCCAATCGGCATCGGTTGGCATGGTCCCGCTGAGCACCCCCGCAGTCACCCCGAACGGGGTGTTCTTCTGGTCCGCTCACGAAGGCGTATACCTGTACAACGGCGAACAGTTCGTGTACCTGTTCTCAAAGTTGCAGCCCGCCATAGACGATGGGCGCATCACATTCTCAAATCCCCCGCAACTCGCCTGGGGTGACAACAAACTGTACGTCAGCCTCGACTGGACAGAGGGCGGCTCCACGACACGACGCACGCTGATCTACGACCCGACTATCGGGGAGAGCGGCGCATGGGTGTCAACCAACATTGACGCTGGCCCACTGCACGCTTACAGGTCACCCAACGAAAGAGCCGCCGTGTACGCTGGATGCGTTGACAACACGGGCTGCGTGGTCGATGTTCAAGACGAACAGAACCGCACCACCGACACCTATACGGGGTCTACGGCCGTTCACATTGATTCGCATTTCGTCACCCCATGGCTACATGGGGGTGACCCGATCACGAAGAAAAGATGGGGCAAGCCACGATTCATCACCCTGGCGAAGAACACGATCAAAATGCCTGTTCAGGTATATAAAAACTACGACAAGTCGGGTGCTACAGGCTCTTTCGACGTGGATGTGACAGGCAAGGTTTCTTCGTCGCTGTGGGACACAGCGGAATGGGACAATTCTGATTCCAGCTCCCCCACGTATGCCGCTTGGGACGCTGCCGCAGTTGAATTGGTTGCTGATGTTGTGCGCCTACCCACGATTGGGACAGCACAAGCCATTTCATTGAAGGTAAATGGACCGTCTACAGATCACCATTGGGAGGTGAACGCAATGGCGTTCACATATAATTCAAGGAGATTGCGTTAAATGGCTGATCTGGCCGTATCGAACACTTTCTCCGCTGGTACCACCATTGTGGCTGCCGATATGAACACGAACTTCGCCGAGGTCGTGTCCTGGGCTACGGGAACTCCCACCTTGTCAGCGTCGGGGAACGCAACAACAGTATCAGGGACGCTAAGCGTCAGCGAGTTGGTTACCGCAAACCAGGGCGTCTACCTGCCGAACAACCTCTACATCGCGTTCGAGGGATCCACGGCTGACGCTTACGAAACATTTCTGAGGGCAACTGACCCGACGGCGGATCGGACCATTTGGTTGCCGAACGTAAGCGGCACGCTTGCTACCGCAGATGACGCCAACGGCGTCATCGGACATTCTGTATTCAACTAAGGAAAGAACATGGCAACATACTCAAAACAACTGCTTTCGGGCGGCACCAACGGCAAGAACGTCAAGGTTGTTGCTACAGCAACGGCAGGAACAACCATTCATACCGCCGTGTCGGGCACTTCCGACATGGACGAGGTGTGGCTGTACGCCTGCAACACTGACGGGTCGGACAGGAAACTGACCTTGGAGTTCGGTGGCACTACGGCACCTGACGATCTCGTCGAGGTGACGATTGGAGCCGAGGCAGGCTGGGTGCTGGTGTGCCCAGGGATCCTGTTACAGAACGGCCTGGTAGTCAAGGCGTTCGCCGCTGCGGCAAACGTGGTGGTCATCAACGGGTACGTCAACCGTATTACTGCCTAGCAGATGTTTCGCCAGGACCGCACCAACCCGTCTACCGCCGTATCCAACTGGCGCGGGCGGCATGACGCGCCGAAGGCGTGGCCTTCGACGGCTGTGTCCACTTGGACGAATGGTGGACTGTTCGGCGCTGGTCCGCTTGTCGCTACGGGCGGGATCATCACCCAGTACGTTGATTCGGGGACGACGTATCGTGTCCATGCGTTCCGTGGTTCAGGCAAGTTTGTGGTGGCTTCTGGTGCGGCTGATGTGGACTGGCTGAACGTCGCAGGCGGCGGCAGCGCAGGACGGCATATTGGTGGCGGTGGTGGTGCTGGCGGCGTTTTGACAGGCGCGGGTGTAGCCGTGAGCGCGGGCACTTATACGGTCACTGTTGGCACAGGCGGCACAGCAGCAAGAACTGCCATCAACGACCACCCCGGGGATGGGGTTGACAGTTCCGCCTTGTCGGAGACGGCTACTGGCGGTGGCGGCGGCGGTTGTAGTGGTTCTGCCCCAAACGATGATGGAAAGGCAGGCGGCTCTGGTGGGGGTGGCAATCAAAACGGGACATCTAATCAGGGAGGGACTGGCACTGCTGGCCCCCCGCGACAAGGTTACGACGGCGGTGATTCTGGGAACGGGTCCTACGGCGGCGGTGGCGGTGGCGGTTTCGGCGCGGCGGGTTCGAATGGCACAACCACCTATGTAGGTGGAAACGGCGGGAACGGTGCCACAGGTTACGGTATTACGGCAACCACCCCGAACTACGCAGGAGGCGGCGGCGGCGGTGGTCATGGTGCTGCTGCTGGTACTGGTGGTACTGGTGGTGGCGGTGCTGGGAATAATACGAATGGTGGTACTGGTGGTGGCGGTGTTCCGAACACGGGTGGCGGTGGCGGTGGTAGCGGCAACGACGGCTTCGGCGGCTTCGGCGGTGCGGGCATTGTGATTATCCGATACGAGGTCGCTGCCTAATGGCTCTTCCCGCATATATCGACGCCTCCACGGGTGCTATCACGGACGGTGAGGCATGGGTCGCTATTGCCACGACGACGCTCGGGTCGGACACGGCCACGGTCACGTTTACTTCAACGGATGACGGTCAGGTCGGGGACTGGTCGCAATACATGGATTTGGTGATTGTCAGTTATTCCCGTACTGACACAGCGTATGTGTACGGCTGGATCGGGGTGAACCTCAACAACGACACTGGTTCCAACTATGATCAACAATGGCTCTACGGCGACGGATCGTCTGTGACTGCTGTGGTACAGAGTGGCACCCTGTGGTATATGGGATCTATGGGAGGCGGCGCAGGGGCCAACGAGTTTGGTGTCGATGTCTTTCAGATCTTCGATATCAACAGTGGCAAATACAAAGCCAGTCTGGGGCAACGGGCAGCCGACTCTGACGGTGACGGCTACGTCAGCATCCAAGGTGGCACATGGAAGAGTCAAGCGGCGGTTTCTGAAATCGACCTGACCGAATACACCACTGCTGACAATATTGTTGCAGGTTCTTCATTCTCCCTGTTCGGTGTGTTGCCAAGGATGGTGGCCTGATGGCTGTTATCGAAGCAATCGAAACCGTGTATTTGGAGGCTGATACTGCCTACTTGACGTTCTCTGGCATTCCTGCGACGTATGAGCATTTGCAGATACGAATGTCGGCGAGAACTTTACGGGCGCACTATGTCGATAACATCCTTCTCTATTTAGGAACTGGTGGCGGGGCGGTAGACACAGGCAGCAACTATGCGACTCACCTTATGTACGGGGAGACAACGACATCGACGACCTACATATCCAGCGGTCGATCTGGTATATTGGCGTCTGGGGCGGCGGGGAACTCGGCTGCCGATTCTGCCGCCTTCGGGCCAATCATCGTTGACATCTTGGACTATGCGAACGCCAACAAGAATACGACTACGGCGGCTTCTGGCGGTACGAATGGGACAAGTTCTTCTATCGTTACATTCCAAAGCGGCTTGTGGGACAACACGGGGGCTGTCACTTCAATACAAGTATCGGGAGCGTCGGCCAGTTTTATGCGTGGTTCTGAGTTCACCCTCTACGGATTGAATAGTTCCTGATGGCTGCTTTCACTGTTATCGACCACACCGAACTTGGTGCAGCAGCATCGGAGTGGACCGCAACTTCGATCTCGTCGTCGTACGACCATCTGTGTCTCAAGATTTCGACCCGCAGCGACCAAGCAGCCGTTATCGCTGGTATGGGCATGCTGTTCAACGGTGCCACCACGGACTATTCCGAAACACGCATCACGGCTTCGTCGGCCACGCCAGCAAGTAGCCGCAAGACGGGTGAGTCGATCCTTCGTGCGTGGGGCAACGCTTGTGGTGCAAACGCCTTGGCTGACACGTTTGCGCCTACCACGGTGTGGATTCCTAACTATGCGAACACAGCGAACTACAAGTCGTTCATCTCCCAAACGTCAACTCCCAACAACTCCGCTGTCGATGGCAACTGGTATTTGATGCTTGGAGCGGGGTTGTGGTCCGATACTTCGGCTCTCAGCCAGATCGATGTGTCAATGATTTCGGGCGACGATTTCGTTCAGTATTCAACATTCACGCTGTACGGCGTGACAGGCGCTTAGGAGGCGCACATCATGCCAAGACAAAAAGTA